GACGTAACATTAGTAGGCTTAATTTGGGAAAGGGTTTGCCTAAGAGTGTAACCATGACACATAAGTTTGTGTACACTTATGTCACTGGTGGGGCTTCCGGTGCTCTGTCGAACAAGATGTTTTACTGCAACGGAATGTTTCAACCTGTTCAAAGTGGTACAACCCATCAACCTATGTTCTTTGATCAGTTGAGTGCAATTTACGATCACTTTACTGTAGTTTCCGCAGTAGCGAAACATAAGATCGTGAATGCCACGAGCTCAACCGCTACTAGTTATTTGTGTGCCTGGGTCAATGATGATACGACAGTAACACCGGCTACTATCAACACTATCATGGAACAACCCAGCGCACAGACTAGAATTATGACTCAAAGTGCGGGAGCTCCAATCTACATCACACAGAAGTGGAGTGCAGCCGGTAATCTGGGCCGACCCAATTGTATAGGCATTCCAGATTTAACAGGAACTGCTGCTGCCAATCCGACAGAGAATTCGTTGTTCGTTATTTCATCTGTTGCTTGTGATGGTACGTCAAGCATCGTCTACGATGTGGTGACTGAGATTGAGTTCACCGCCGTGTGGACTGAACTCCATGACATTGATCAATCGTAAATGTCCTAAAGACCCTATAGGGTCACTTTAAACGAGTAAAATTAATAAATTAAAAATTAAATTAAAAATAAACGAGTAAAATTAAATAATTTAAAAATATTTAAATTGTTAGTGAGTTGGGGGTAAACCCTAACGCGTAGCGCACCTTAAGTGCCTACCACCAGAGACTATGATTACTCAAGCGAGACGTAGAGACTCGCTGCTAGAAGCGTTCAGTTAACCCAGCTGACACTAGGATCTTGCAGACTTATTAGAAGGGGGGGAACCCGAAGCGGCCGAAGGCCCGCGTAGGGATTCCCGCCAACGGCGGACCCATGGCCCCGACTCCGCGAAGCGGAGGAGGATGAAGGCCATGGGTTGAGCGCGAGTGAGGCGACGAAGGAGCCGATCGAGTTCGCCAGCCGCCTGCAAGGCAAGGCCGGCTGCAGGCCACCAGCTTGCTCCCTGATTTAAGCACATACGACCGTTAGGTAGGTACATGGTCTGGCCTATTATTACCCAGACCATGTGCTCTAAATCTCTTTCCCCCCTTCTAGCTGGGCGAATGAGTCAGCGCAGCTGACGAGTGAGTTGGGGGTAAGACTTAAGAGTTATCGCCTCTTAAAAGAGGTTAATACGATACTGTGTACTTAAGGCTTATCGCCTCTTATATCTTCCAGACCAAAAAAGTGGATTTAATTTTATTTAAAATCTTCCAGACCAAAATTAAAACATTAATTTTTTAAGCTGGGAAATCAGTTACCTAAGGTACCTGATTAAAATAAAATTAAATTATGGTTTTTTTTGTTGAAAAAGATTTGAATCACAAATCTAACTCCAAAAAAAATTTTGTTCAAACTTGAAAAATCAAAATGGCAAAACAAGAAATTCAACATCCAAACTGGGTGTTCACCGTTCAATTCGGTGGTGTGGGTCAACCGGGCATTTCAGATCTCGACTCTGTGCTGAAGCTCCTCCAAGACAAGTCAACGTACATTGTCATGGGGAAGGAGCGTGCCCCGACTACTGGTCAACAGCACATTCAAGGGTACGTTGAGCTGAAGAAGAAAGCCCGTAGAACCGAATTGGTAAAGCTGCTTGCCTGCTTTTGGGAGCCCGCTAAGGGATCAGGTGAACAGAATCGCGAGTACTGCACCAAGGAAGGCGACTATTTCGAATACGGTGAGTTTAAGGAAGCCGACCCGGGCGAACGAGAGCGTAACCGTTGGGCCGTAGCTAGATTACAGGCCACTCGCGGTGAAGACGTTGAAGATTCTCAAATCTTTATCTGTCATTATAATAGTATCCGTGCTATTAAGCGCGATTACATGAACAAGCCTGCGGACGCAGACGATGTGACAGGTGTTTGGATTTACGGCCCCGCGGGGGTTGGGAAGTCTCGTAAGGCTCGCCTTGACTTCCCAAACGCGTACCTGAAGATGTGCAACAAATGGTGGGATGGCTATCAAGGAGAAGATTATGCTATCATAGACGACTTTGATAAAAGTCATTCCGTCCTTGGCCACCACCTTAAGATCTGGGCAGATCGGTACGCGTTCATCGGAGAGGTCAAGGGTACAGCATGTACTCTTCGTCCGAAAAAAGTGATTGTGACCTCGCAATATTCCATCGATGAAATTTGGGAGGATGCGGAGACGCGCGAAGCGCTTCACCGTCGATTTAAGGTGATTCACCTAGGGGAGTTTCCGGTTAGGAAGGTTGCCGCAACAGTTTCGACCTTCGTCCCTCCGACTCCAGAGCGAAAGGTTATTGTGCTCGATGAGGAAACTGACGATGAAGACGAAAATTGCGAAAATCAGGACTTTGTTCCAGTACCGCCAGGCAACCCCTACTCAACTCCGCATCCGAAGAAATCAGTGAAGTTGACCGAGTCCTATTCTTCTACGAAGGACTCAAGGAGCGTATTGAGCGATTTCACCAACAGCTTCACGCAGCGCATCCCTACCACTTCGAGTCAGTAGGCTGGTGTTATCTGTGTAGAGATGAAGCGCCGAACGTAGTGGCGCAACCCGAGCTTGGCGAGGGCAGCACGTGAAGTGGTTATCGTTTTAGAGAATTGTGTTTTGCTTTACCCCTAACGTAAGAGGACGATTCACAAATGATATTCCGAGTACGAGATTTCATATTTAAGATTTTTTGTGTTTGTGGAAATGCCAATCTTCCGTCGTTACCTCAGCAGGAAGCGCACTTCGCGCGCGGGCACTGCCCGACGCAAGAGAGCACGCCTCAGCAGTGCCCTTCGACGCCCCACCCAGTACAAACCCAAAGCAACTAGACGTAACATTAGTAGGCTTAATTTGGGAAAGGGTTTGCCTAAGAGTGTAACCATGACACATAAGTTTGTGTACACTTATGTCACTGGTGGGGCTTCCGGTGCTCTGTCGAACAAGATGTT